CTCTATTACTGTGTCTGAACCGAAATTAAAATCCATGAATAGACGTGTAAAGTCACTACTATTTAAGAAGTCTGAACTATATGTAAAACCCGCTTCTGATATTATCCTGTCTACTAAATATTTACAACGTAGCCACGGTCTAAATGCGTCTTCTAGTCTTGTTAGTTTAACTTGTCCTGCGTCTAAAAAACTGTTACCATTCCATTTACAAAAAGGATATTTTAAAACGTCTGTTTTGTCTACACCTAAACTAGCAGTATATGCAAAACTATCTGTAGATAGTGAATTGTCTAAGTCTAGTTCACCGTCAAAACTGTTTTTTATTACTGTTTTATTGTAAGTGTGGTTTAACTCGCTAAAATCTATGTCTTTAAATTTCTTTTCTTTTAGTGTGTCAGCTAATGTAATTGTATCGCTATATAAATTTACTGTGTAGCTTATTTCTTCGTCTTTGTCTTTTATTTCTGTTAGTCTTAAATAACCATCGAAAACTGTGTAGCTATCTTCTTTTAAAATAGCCTTTGTTTTTCTATAAGGGTTAAATGCATAGACATCATTTTTAACTGATCTTGTCACCTCAAATAAACTACTAAATATTTTATTGTTTCTTTTAGTTGCTGGCAAATCAAAAGACTTACTATAACTCTGTGACTTTTCTGCAAAGTTTTTAAAATTGTCTATTGATAATGTTAGTGGTATTGTTTCGTCACCGTATAAATCTACAATTACAGAACCGTCTGTATACTCGTAAGTCGTAGGCGCACTTGTTGTGGTTTCTTTTATAGATACACTACCTATTTCTAAATTAGTATTGTCATCATTTAAGTAATTCAATACTAAAACCATGTCAGCACTATTTGCTGTAAATGTAAATGTTTGCGTACTTACTGAAGGTGTAATAGAATTAAATAAAATAGGCTCGTAAACTACATTGTTAAAAGTCCAGTTAGTATGGTGACCTATAATTAATGTACCTGTCGTACCTGCTAGCATTTCTATTTTTAATTCATATTGTGAACCTACTACTAAATTGCTTATAAGTTGAAATATACCAGTAGAAGATGTAGAACTAGCACTGTCTAATGTAATTTTATTACTAGCTATTGACGGTGTAGATACTGCGCCCCACACACCACCCGTACTATTCCATGTATTCCAACTATTGTTAGGTTGTACATTCGACATTACTGTGTCTACTGGGTTTGCTGTAGTTAAAGAATAACCAGTACCTAAGTAACCACTATTAAAAGAAAAATTAGATACATGCTGGTTAAAAAAAGGTACAGCTATTTCTGTAAATTGACCTTCATAGTTTTGTGGATATATTACAAGTTGTACACTCATTATATTCTATGTGTTTTTTTAGTTCTTGTTTTTTGTAATGTAAAGTTATACTGTATTAACCTATCATTAGCTGTAGTTTTTCTTGTATGTGACGTGTTAGTAATTGTAACAGGTTCTATGTATTTTCTTATGTAGCCTTCGTCTGTACTATCTGTACTTCTTTTATTTAATATGAAAACATCTGTACTTATAAATAGTTCTTCTAAC